CAAATTAGACATACGAGAGATTAGTTAAAAAACGGAACACGAACCACCGCCTTCATTCCCTGGATAAGCTTTTGAGCCCGTCCAATCACCAGAATCATACGGATATCTATGTATCCAAAGGTTACATATCCATTTAATACCCGATTTCACTGGTAGACCACCGTGTAAAGACTTTCGAGTTTGGTAGCCCCAATCCGTGAAATTGTTGAATAGAAGTACGTCGCCTTTACCGAGTTTGAATTTTTTACCTAAATTAGGAAACTCCGTTTCTCCGCCTTCGTAGTCATCATTCAGTGCTATTATAGCGGTGACGGTTCTGGGATTTTCTTCGTCGTAAAATGCGTCTTGGTGGGGTGTGTAAAATCCACCCTCTTTATACTTGAGAACCTGTAACTGCTCACTGTTAATTGGTTTCCTGTCCGTGAATGATACACATTTCTTAATCATCTTTTTAGCGACGCTATTCTCCATAGGATCTAACCACGCGGTTTCGCTATCTCGTACTTTCTTATCTATATGATAATCGGTATCCATGACAGATGGTTCTAGTATGGGTTCGGCTGTCTTCATAATATCATCGCACTGTTCGGGTGTGAATACTCTGGGTATAACTACTGGTTCCTTGTAGTTAGGTCTCAATAGAATGCATAGTAGCGCTACTGCTACAAGAATGAACACTATCATCTAATTATATCCAATATTAAATTATACGGAAGCTTGCAAACGTATCTTTTTCGTATGGTTTCTAGTACATTATTCATGTATAGAAGTAGCTCACGAACTTCGGCTATTATGTCCAATTCTTTTGACCTATCTATCGTGTACTGTCTCAAAAGATCGCCGACTGTATCTATATACATTTGGTATATATCTCTAATATCATGTGTTTTAGAGTTACTCTTGTCTCGTCTCTGGAGTTCACGTTTTAAATTATCTTCTGAAAGTTCGTTTAATAGATATTTCATACGTAAATATCTATTATCCTCATACACGTAGGCGTGTCTATATACGAGATCGTATTCGAGTTGTGCTACACTCACAGAAATCTCTAGAATTGTAATGGAGGCCCTAGATCGTCGCAATTCCGAATGTGTGGGTCTTCCACCACATGGAATGTCGCCGTGTTCTCTCGAACGTTTTTTGAATTCGAAATAATGAGGATTATGTATTCTACCGGTCTCTATCGCACCAGTTCTCCAATCAAAAGCCACGTGACACTGGGTACACCACATTTGAGCACAACCTTCTATTTTGGATATGGGTACATTGCATTTTGGACACGGTTTCGTGTCCTTCTTCAGCAGTTTCATCGTTTTTACGGTGTCTTTATTACACACGTGACCAGGTACAAGAAGTTCGTGGCATTTATCACAGAATTCGTTTTTACATATCCCACATACCCAGTCGTCGCACAAAAACCCGCGACAATCTTCTGATGGGCATTTTTGAGCTATCTTATGATACTTATCACTAGACATGGTTGGTTCGTTTTGATTCAGCACCTGTAGCGTCTCGTAAATATCCATGATAGTCGTACGTAATATAGAATCTAGACGTGGTTTCACTTCGTCGTTTACGTGATCAGTCTTATACATATGAGTCAAAATGTAAACTAAATAGAGATACGACAATCTTAAACTCCGCACCTGTAACTCGCGAACGACGTATGACTGTGTTTCCGGCATGCGCGCCATTTCTCTTTGAAACAATACGTTTTCGCGGTGTCGTCTACAATCACGGTTTCTAAATATAGATGAACAAAAACTGTCTACAAATTCTCTGTTATGTGCGTGTTTGCATTTCATGCAATGTGGTTCTTCTGTGGTACTGAGCATATATGTCTGTGAACATGTTCGACACGATTTAAAATCACAAAAGGGGCATTCAACCTTTTTGTGATTTGAATTGTTGTATTTTTCGCAACACACCTCACAACATTCCATTATATAAAGAACGAGCATTTTCTTTAATACTTCTACTTGCGAGTCATGCTGTTCATGAATGATCTAGCCCATGACTTACTTACCCTATTTTTCTTACTCGAAGGCTTCTTTGTTTTGGTCATACCCGGTACAGTCGCGGATTTGGTGAGAAGTGGCTTTTTATTATTATTATTGGGTTTAGGAGGAGACGGGGGTTTGGGGGGTTTGGGTGGAAGTGGTGGTTTAGTCGCACCAACGCGAACAACACCGGGCCTCATTTTAGGTTTACCCACTTGCTTACCCGCTTCCAGAATTTTTTTCGCTCGGTTCATGGCCGCCTTTCTTTGACTGGCGGTCGTTTGGTTATTCCTGGGAGGTGTAGCATTTCTACGTATGATCCGCGCAGGCGTGCTCGGTGTTCTAGCCGCGGGTAAATCGACGCGTGGTGCTCGGATTCCGGTTAAGAATGGATGCTTCAACACCTTTTCGAAAGTCGGTAAATCCTTATTTCTGGAATTATTCGCCGTACCGCGTAATCTATAATTTTTCAGTTTACTCGATCTGTACCCGATATAATCCGGTGTAAACAGGGTTCCGACGAAAACCTTTGCAGCGACACGGGGTCCGTGATCCGGTACCATCGGTTGTTTTCGTGCCGATATGGCGAGTTCGTTGTATACACCATTAAGGAAAAAGTGTAAATCGTAATACTTATTGGAATTCCTATGAATACCTATATTGTGATAGCGTTTCGTATTGACGAGGGGGTTCGGTATACCGGGGAAAGACGAAAATCCAAAATCGATCATCACCAATTCGAGCCCACCGTTATCGATTGTGTATTTGACATCGTCAACTTCTATGGATAGATTCTTCTTTGTTACGGGTCGAACGAGAATATTATTCGTGTGTAAGTCGTGGTGACGAAATGTTGGAAACTTCTTGTGAATCCTATACAAATTGTAAGACACTTGAACGATGATCGACTTTAACTGAACGAGGCTAAGATCTCGTCGAGTTCTTATATATTCCCTCAACGAAACACCGTTCACGTACTCAAAATATAGTATATCCTTTCTAATATTGGGACCATTACCCTCTATGGGACACTTAAAATACTTGTATACCTTCGGAATATCAAAATCTTTGAGCTTTTTAGCAATTTTGTATTCCATCTCAGCGAGATCACCGAGTTGTGGTTCAGATCTAGGAACTTTCATTTCCTTCAATGCTACAAATTTCCTAGATTTACCCGTTAATTTGGCCCGACGAACGTTACCATATGCACCCGACCGTTTCCAGGACTGGTTAACCGCTATATGGTTCATGGGAGCACACCCCCTGTTACCTTCGAGAATTCTATCAATATTCTTCTGAATACTCGTCATACTTTAGAAACAGAAATAAAATATATTATATAGATATACAAACATGATTCTCGCACTCATTCTCGTGCTCATTAACATTCGTATTTTCATGGCTATGAAAAAGACTCAGCCCATCAAGGCAGCCGAACCCGTCGAGGCGGTCGAGGCGGTCGAGGCAAAGTCTGCCGGTGGTGAGTGGACTGTCTACGGCTCCATGGGTTGTGGATGGACTCGTAAGCAGCTCGAACATTTCAAGGGTAAGGGTAAGCCTTACACCTTCGTTGATTGCGATTCTGAGGATTGCAAGGGAATCGAAGGATATCCCACTATGGTTCACTCATCTGGTGAACGCGTTGTCGGTTTCAAGGAGGTTTAAAGACCGCGGAAAACCTGAATAGAAATAGAAAGTAAAAGTGCGTCAAAAAATGAGCTAATAGGCTTGAGTACGCTGACATGCTTGCTCAGCGAGTTGTTCCAGGTGAAACGAAGAACAAACGTACTGACTAGTACAGTGAGCACGAAAATTAAGATTTCTTCGATAACTTGACGCTTCGTTCTAGCCTTCGTAATATCCTTGATCATTTATTATGTGTGAATATTTTTTTCTAACATACTATAATGACCAAAGGGCCTCCTACAAGCGGCGGTGAACATACGTTCACTACGAGAAAATGGGGTGGTAAAGTGGGTAAGAACAATAACAATTGTTATGCATACGCTGTAAATGATTTCCAGAGGTACCGTGGTTGGAAGAGTCAGCCTGGAGAGCGAGCTGACCTGCGCGCCAACGGTAAATACATAAAATGCGGCACTTTACCAAAACTTGTCGTAGCTGACAACCCTAAACAGGTTTATATAGTGAAAGGTGGTACGAAGTGTAAACCTGATTACTATAAAGTAATGTTGTTCATCGCGTCATGTAAAAAGAATAATTACATGTGCCACGGTGATTTTCATTTCTACAAGCAACATAGTAAGGCTGAGTACAAAGTTAAGGCGGGGGATACACACGAAAGTATAGCCAGATTTTTTAAAGTGCCGGTGGGTCGTGTCAAACGAGCGGCCATCACTTTAAAACCGGGTCGAGTCGTGGTTTTCAAAGCGGAGTTTTTTAGCCACAAACGGGGATGGGCTACCGGTCCGCTGGTGGTTGGAGCTAAAGGAAAACTGATCAGGGATCCCCGTAAAATCTCTAGGGATTATCCGGGATTGAAGTATGACAAATACTGTTCATCCTTCTGTGTCAAGAACAAGGGGATCAAGGTTGGACATACTCACCCCAAAGTCCGCAAGTAAACTTTCTAGTTCGCTGGTATTTTCAATATCAAAAAAAGCGTCTAATGTATCGAAAATATACCGATCCTCTTCCACGTCTCTCACGACGGTTATGTCGTTTATCGTATTTCTAATACTGACAGTCACCTGAAAATTTGCACCATCAAAAATTTTCCTGCACGTGGGACATGTTTGATTTCCACGACGTTTCCATTCCTCTATACAGTGAGAGTGAAACAAATGACCACATCTGATGGGTTTGTTTTGTCTTGTCTCTCTCACTGGATTGAGACATATTGCACACGTAGTATCCTGATCAGTACTGTCCATATAATTGATATTACTTTAATTTTAAATTTTTTACTCAGTTAACATTGGAAAGATTAAGGGAAGAATCGCAGAGACCACACGGGCTTCCGTCATTTTGGGGAGCGGGGACCTGGTGAAGTTCGGGTCCCTTTTCTTGCAGGAGCTTGCGGAACGAGTAGTTGTCCTC